GCCCGACCGAGCAAGGTTGTTCCGTAAAAAACCAGCCGGGCAAACAACTCTTCGTCGCTTACCCGACCTGTGCGTTTTTTGAGGGTTCTTCCTCGCTTTCCACATTGCGTTTCGTTCCTTTGAACATCGCGTCCATAATGGCGTTTTTGTAATCCGCAAGCTCAAAAGGCAAAGTGAGCAGTTCAACGGCAGCCTCTGTGAGCAGATCCCGTTTATTGGCGGGGTTCTGCAGGTTGTGTAGCATCACCGACTGGTTGGCGAGTAGCGCGACGAGCCACACCACCTCGTCGAGCGCCATCTCGAAGTTCTCGGACTTCATGAGCTTCTCGCCCAGATTGGAAAGACCGCCGTACCGCTTGGCGATCTCTTTGGTCGCTCTGGTGGTAAGAATCAGTTCGTAATCCTGACCGCCTATTTTTATGACTGCGCTTCTTTCATCCGCCATTATTCGCCACCTCCGACAGGAGCCGTGAACGTCGGCTCGTAAACCTGCGTGTACCAGCCTGTGATAACAGAACCCGAAACGCCCGTGTCGTCCTCGTTGACTTCGGCTTTCCACGGGTGTTTTCCGGTGCCGTCCGGTTTATTGCGGCGGTAGACCGTGCCCTCGATGGTCGGCGTGGAAAAGGTGATGCTGTCACCTTTGGTCTGCAGATTGGTTGCAGGAATACCGAATACGACGCGGTAGAGCCAGAAGTAGCGGTACTTGCCGTTTGATTTCCTGGCGCGGAACCCTATAGCGACAGGAGCGCCGCCATCCTCCACACCGGATACCACGACGTGGTTGTCGTCGATCTTTGCCCCGGTCAAGTCCTCGGCGGCGGTTGTGCCGATGTCGTCGACACCGAGCGACAGTTTTCCGGTTTTGAATTCCTTCACAACTTCGGCAGGACTGTCGTCGGCGTATAGGGTAGCCTCCACCAGTTCTACCGACAGATCGGCTTTCATAGCCTTGGCGAGTGAAATAGGGGTGCCGTAGGTTTCGGTTCCGTCCGAAGCCTCCGTTATTTTTGCGTAATAGAGCTTATCAAGCCCGATGGTAGCCATTTGCTATTCCTCCTACAGTTCATATATTTTCGCCACGTCAATGGCGAAGTGGTGGTAGCCGGTATCGCCCTCATGGCCGATGTACCGACGGTCGGATATGGTGAAATCCGCATTCAGGAGCGCCGTCGTGAGCTGACGCTTGCGCTGCAGGTAGTTGCCCTTTGAAAAGAGCGATATCCGCACCTCGGACACCTCCATGAGCGGCATATTATCGCCGAACAGGGCAAAGCCGTCCGCCATGGGAGTGAGTACAAGGTATTCATCCGGCGGCGCGCCGCTGAAAACGCCCGTCTCCACAGGCAAGACAGGCGTTAAGAGCGTATTCAGTTCAGAAAGAATGCTCATATGCTTTCGACCTCCCTTTCAAGAGCCGCAATCATCGTGTCTATACAAGCGGTTTTGCTTGCTGATTTCGCAGGATTTAGAAAGGGCTTCGGCGTTTGGCCATGCTTGCCGTATTCGAGGATGTTCGCTATTTTGGCATTGCTATCGCCGTCCGATCGCGGCTCGGAAAAGCCCACCTTGACATTGAAGTTACCGTCTTTGTCCTGTAGTGCCGGAGATACGCCAAGCGCAGATTCAAGTTCGCCGGTGGAACGGCTTTCCTCTTTGGTGTCGCTGCCTATAACGGCTTGCAGGTTGGACTTTACTTTTGCTTCCACAACCTTGCCGCCCGCTTCAAGCACCTTTGGTATGATTTCATCGGTTTTCTCTCCGAGCCTTGACACCTTTAGCAGGAACTCTTCCGGCATTTTGACGTTGACCTTAGCCACTTGGCTTCACCTCCTGCGCCAAAACTTCGATATACATTCCACGCCCTTTCACGTCCTCGGCGCTCACGATGTTGTAGCGGCCGCTTGCATCCGTGATGCAAAGTGAGGCGTCTACCGTAGTACCCGGAATCTTCCGAAAGCGGAAGAGGGCGGTCGCGTCGCTGAAAGCCGCCATATTGGCCCAGCGCTCGTTGCCGTGACGTTCCTCTTTATATGCACGTACGGAAGCCACGACCCGGTCGCCCTTGGTAACGAAGCCGTCCGCATCCTTGATGGGTTCTATGGAGATGATGTCAATCCGAGCGTTCATCTTACCGAAGCTCATCTTCACACCTTCCAATCCCGCTCAAGCCGCAATAGGGTATTGACCGTGTCCAAGACCTGCTGACCGGCCTGCACATTATCCGCGAAAAAGCCAGCCGTGCTACCGTCCCGACTCTCGTAAAAGTGGGACGACAGCATGATCACAGCCTGCTCTGTGGTAGGCGGGAAGCGTGACGCTTCACCCGTTTCGCCTTCGGCGTCGCTCCCTGAATAGGTTCCCGCGGGCAAGTGCTGGTAGCTTTCGGCGTAATTTACGGCGGCGGCGATGTACATCTGCAGGAGCTCGTCGTCCTCGTCGTGTTCGAGGATCAGGTTTTTCTTGACCTTTTCAAATAACGTCATACCGCCGCCGTCCTTTCTTTATCCCTGTGCGTCAGAAGCCATAAGGCCGGCGGCTTTCAGCTTGGAAAGCAGCGCGTTGAGATCGTCCTTCAAGCCCGCGACTGTGGTTGCGGTGCTGTCTGCCAAGTTTTCTGCCACAGGTGTTTCCGGTACAACCGGATATGTGGGTACATAGAGGAGCGCATCTTCGCCGATTTTAACGGGGACAGTATCGGTCTCACCCTTGGCGGCGGCTTTCACCCCGCCGAGAGCCGTTTCGGAAGCGGGTGCTGCGGTGGAGGTAAGCCCCGTCACCGAGGCTCCCTCCTTGATTTCCAGCACTCCGCCGATAACGGTTTTCTCGCCGCCCTGTTCGGTGTAATTCTTGGCGTTATAACTCATACCGCGCCTCCATTACGCCTTCTGCTGAAGCGCCTTGATCGCTTCGGGCAGGATCAGCTTGCCGTCCACGCGCTGTGTGGCGACAAAGCCTACCTGTCCGGTCGCGGCGTAAAGCTCGTTGAGTCTCTTGAACACGCGTCCCTGACGATCGGCTACCCAGTAATAGCTGAATTCGCCAAACACGATGGTCTTGGCTGCAGCGGCAATGGCGGGTACATATGCCGAGGTATACAGCGGACGATTCAAAATGGTGTCGGGAGTGCCCGCCTGTAGCGAAGGCTGCCAGAGGTACTGACCGTTGCCGTCCTTCAGTTTGCGGATCGCCTTTACGGTGGAGTCGTTCATTACGAACACAGCTTTGTTTCTATATGGTGCTTTCAGCGAATAGAACAGGTCGAGCATCTCGTCAATGGTAATAGCAGCAGCACCCGCCGTGGTTACGCCGACCTGCGCGCCGCCGGTAGCTGCGAGGATACCGGTCGGCTTGCCGGAGCCGTCGCCCGTGAAAAAGGCTTCCTCTTCCTTGTTGCCGATACGCCTTGCGAATTCCCTTGAAATATATGCTTCAAGCGGAAATACACTGTCGTTGAGCAACTCCTCGGAAACTTTGATCATAGTCCCCAGCTTGTACGCACCGATGGAAACCTGAGCGAAGCTGTCGTCGCTTTCGGGGATTGCGCCTTCCTCATCGATCCAGGAGGCCGTGCCCTTGGACGCTACAACCGGAATCTTGCGGTCGCCGGAAGAGGTGGTGATGACCTTTGCTAGCCTGCGCAAGAGATTCTCCTCATCTAGGGCTTCCACCAGAGTGCGCTCGAACTCGTCCGGTACAAGGTATCCGCCCTCGGTGTCGGTTCCGATCTGTAACGCATTTTTCACGATAGGGTCAAGTCCCTCTCCGGCGCGGGTGCGCATGGCGTTCCAGAACGCTTTTCGATAATCGTCGGACGCTCTGCCGGTCCTGGGTTCCATGCCGGGGACGGCGGGCTTGCCTGTGAGAGGCGCGTTCAGAGGCTTTGAAAGTTCGCGGTCAAGAGCTTCCTGCTTCTCCAGACGGTCGATTTCCTTGCCAAGAGCGACCACGTCAGCTTCCATTTTGTCGTAGGTTGCGGTGTCTTCGGCGGAAACCAGACCGTCGGTACCGCGCTTGGTGTCGAGAAAAGCTTTTGCAGCTTCCCATGCCTTTGCGCGCTTTTCGCGCAGTTCAAGAATTCTGTTCATCGATGTTACCTCCATACAATTTAGTGTGAAATTAAAGAGAGCCGCTTTTCCAGCGACTCAACGGGTGTGCCTTTGTTCTGTTTGGGTATCTTGGGTTTAACCTTGTTCAGCAGCGAGTTCGTTACCGCCCGGCGGCTGAAAGCATATGTGATGTCCTCCGGTTGAATCCGCTTTTTCTCATCCTCCAGAAGACTGTCCGCAAAGCCCAGCTCAATCGCTTTGTTGGCGTTGAGCCAGGTTTCGGCGTCCATGAGGTGGGCGAGCTTTGCCCGCGACTGCCCGGTCTTGATTTCGTAAGCGTTGATGATGCTTTCTTTGACCTCGTCGAGCATAGCGATTGCTTTGTGCATTTCCTCGCTGTCGCCGATTGCGATGGTCAGCGGGTTATGCACCATCATGAGCGCCGTGGGAGCCATGAGCACCTCGGTTCCTGCCATAGCGATAACGCTTGCTGCCGAAGCCGCAATGCCGTCGATTTTCACGGTAACCTTGCCCTTGTAATCCATGAGCATGGTATAAATCTGACTCGCCGCGACGCAGTCGCCGCCGGGAGAGTTGATCCAAATAACAATATCGCCCTCTCCGGCAGTCAAATCAGCTTTGAATACTTTCGGGGTGACATCGTCGTCGAACCAGCTTTCCTCGGCAATCGTACCGTCAAGGTAGAGCGTTCGGGCACCGGAATCTTCGTCACGTGCCCAGTTCCAGAATCTCTTCATTCGGTTGTTTCCTCCGTTCCTGTTGTATTTGCGAACGCGCCCGCGTCCTGTAATTTGGTCATCGCGCCGTTGATGAGGTAGAGATCGCCGCCCAGTTCCGCTGGAATGCGGTCGAGGGTTTCAAGCTCCCGGATGTCGTTTGCACTCATCCAGCCATTCTGCCGTGCGGTTGCGTAACCGTTCATTCTGCTCTGGTAATCGCCGCGCAAAAGCCCGTCCACGTTGAACTTGATAAACACCGTAGGCTTTTCGCTGTCGGAAAGCAAGGCACGGCACATGGACTGCTCCCAGCGCACCACCCACGGGTCGAGTGTGTATTTTACAAACTCAAGACTCTGCTGCTCAATGTTGCTGAAGGACGATTTCTCAAGGTCGGCAAGCATATGCGGCGGCACCCTGAAAATACGGGCGATCTCATTAATCTGAAACTTCCGCGTTTCGAGGAACTGCGCCTGTTCCGGTGAAATTCCGATAGGCTGATACTTCATGCCTTCCTCAAGAACAGCCACCCTGTGTGAGTTGGCTGAACCTTGGTAAGCGGCGTTCCAGGATTCCTTGACCTTCTGCGGGTCTTTAATCGTTCCGGGATGTTCAAGTACACCGCCCGGCGCGGCACCGTTTGCGAAAAACTTCGCTCCGTATTCCTCGGTGGCGATGGCGAGTCCCACTGCGTTCTTTGCCATAGCGATGGGAGAGTACCCAACCAGACCGTCAAAGCCCAAGCCCGGAATGTGCAGAACGTCTGCCTGGGTAAGGTAGACCTGGCTGTCATTGCCGAGTGAGGATACGTCCTCCGAGCTTCGCTGATACAAATAGAAAAGCCGGCCGTTTGAATCGCGGTCGACCGTCATTTTATTGGGCATGAGCGGATAGAGGGAAAGAACCTCACCGTGTGCGTTGCGTATAATCTGTGCATATGCGTTTCCCCACAGTAAAAGATGACTCATCAGCGTTTCCCGGAACGCGAATGAAGTCATCTCGGAATTCGGCTCGTCGTGGAGCAGCTTATATATCGGGTGTTTCAGATGTTTCTCTTTGCTGCCGCCGTTGTTGTACTTATACACATGAAGCGGCAGACCCGCTAGCGTTTCGGAGAGTATCCTCACGCAGGAATAAACCGCTGTCATCTGCATGGCGGTATGTTCGTTGACCGGCTTTCCTGCGCTGGTGCTTCCGAAAAAGAAGTTGTATCGGCTGCCTCCAAGCGCGTCCTTAGGCTTGTCGCGTGCTTTGAATACTCCTTG